CGGAGCGGCTGGATTCGTCACGACAAACTTCCCAGTCCGACGCCATTCCGCACGCGTCCGTTCTTCGTCTGGCATTTCAGTGCTGCATTGCGGACACTTGAACCGGCACGTTTCGACGGCGCGCGCCACGTCAATCGTGTCATCATCCTTTTTAGCTGCCTTGTCCCAGATAACGCCAGCGCGTTCGCCATCCGCCGATTGCTGCGCGAACATTATCGGGACGAATTTCTTGCAGCCGGGACATTCAGCCTGCCACTCGCGTTGGTCACCTGCCCGGTAACTGGAATCTTCGACGTTCCCAGTGTCAGCATCCATCACCGGAGCCTGACTCACGTTGTAAATTTTGCTGCGTCCGACTTCCTCGAACTTGGAAACGCGCGCGATGGCGTGACCGTAAACGTCCTGCCATTTCGGTAACCAGATTTCGTCGTTAATTTTGTACCGAATCGACTGCGACTGTTGCGTAGAAATGTTCGCGGGATTCAACGTCAGGAAGAATCCGCCAAAGTAAATTTCCGTCTGCGACCTTTGCGCTCCGTGCTTTGGGAGCATTCGAGCGACTGGCTTGCAGCGTTCCAATAACGGCATCAGCCGGGATTTGCAGTGCCGTTCAACCATGTCATCCGTCTGCATCGTCCACGATATGGGACCGGCATCATTGCAGATTAGCCAAGGAACCCAGACATCCGCCACCAGCGTTCCGCCTATCTGCACCGCCTTACGGAAATGAACCAAGCGAATCGACGGGTCTTGCAACGCGTCGAAAATCGGAATCAGCCAAGGAGTGATTCGAGCGTTGAACGGTCCTGACGTCGCGTAGCTTTCCGGCAGTTGGATATTCCGTCGCGCCCACTCGTAAATCGGTGAACGGTCAGGCTTGGAAAGCGTGAACTTCGAAAGGACCGATTCAACTTCCGTCATCGAAAAATCGCCTGAATGAGTTTCTCGATTTGTTTTTCCGTCTCGTTGTCCAATTTCTTTGGGCGGCCACCTTTTGCACCATTCTGACGGCACGCAAGCGTTTTAGCATCTGACCGGACCTTGCCACCGAGACGACCCAGCGCGACCGCTGCTTTGTTTTTCATAGGATAATTCGGTTCGAAAATAAAAAAGAGCCGCTCCGAATTACCAGAGCGGCTCGATTGTAATCTTATTCAGCGACCAACTTGAGCAGAGCACCGGCTCGCTTTTCCAAGTCGATGCGAGCATCGATGAAATCGAAGCCGCGCGCGAATGCCGTGAACCCTTGAACCATGTCCCAGAGCGAATCGCACTGTCCTTCCTCGCGAACGGCGGTGTCGAATGCTTCCTTGATTTCGTTGCGCTGGAACTTGAACGGCGCGAGCAGTTCGAACAGTTCGTCGCCCTTCGGAAGCCGCCGTGCCATCGCGCGCTGAATCGTGGTTTCGTCCTCCTTGATGGATGCAGAGGCGTACTGAGCCAGCATCGGAGCCGCGTCGGAGTCGAAGCGATACGGTCCGTTTTTACTGTGCCGGATGACGAGCTTGTTGATTTGCTGCGCGCCCCAGACGATATGATTTCCGCAGACTTCGTTGAAAAGGAACGTCATCAGACCGAAGGTCTTGCTGCCGGTCTCAGAGTTCCAGACGAAGAAACCGCGATTTAGTTTTGCGCGAGGTCCAACCTCCAGCCGCGAGCCGCCGTCAATCATGAACATGAATACGTCGCGGTCGCTGGCATAGAGTCCAGACGGCTTGGCCACACCAGTGAAGCGGTCGTAAGCGAGCGGATTGTAAAACCGACCTCCAGTGCGTTCGACGATACGCTGCACGGCATCGACGCAATCAGCGTCCCAAATGCGGCCATACGTCGGACTCGTGACTGCCTGCAACGTGCGCTGCGTCGTGGTTCCGTCGTCCTGAATCACGGTCATGAATTTGGCTTCTTCGCGCGCGGAATTTTGGATTCCGTTGTTGATGCAATCGACGGCAAGATTGGTCGGCAGCTTGCGGAGATAGTTCGACGGCGCGCCAATCATACTGGAGAACTGACCAAACGCCCAGTGACTCGGCTCGCAAGGAGCGATGGCACTGTTCAGAATAATCGTGCCGTTACTCTCTTCGGCCTTGATGGACCGGACATCGACATCGGTTGAGCGCGATACCATGCGGCGCTTGTGCACGGCGTCGCGTAGAGCACCGAGGGTTTCGTAGCGTTGGTCAGCCGGACGGATTGCCCACTGACAGCTGGCTTCCATGAGGTTCGTTGTCATCTGTTTTTTGTGTTTTGTGTTTTTGAATCTCTGACGGCCTCGTCAGGCACCGCTTGACGGTGCGACGCCCGGATGGGCGTTTCGACCTTTAGTTGGCTGCGTTCAGTGCATCGATGATTCGCGAAAGGAAATAGCTCTCGACGTAATCGCCTTTCACGAAGGCATAAAATTTTCCACTGTTGAGCAGACCAATCTGAGGAAATTCCCGCAGGCGACTTTGAATATATTCCTGACGGTCTAGTTCGATACGAACTCGCAAACTGTTATTGTAATCTTCGATTGCTTCGCTGCGCATCTTTTCATCACGAACTTCTCCGACGGTGCGAATCTTGGTTTCAGTTTTGGTCTTCATGTTTTGAGTTGGTTTCTTCTTAACATCGCAAATCAAAACCCAAGCGCTCTGGTTTGGAAAGCTAATTTGTGAAGATTTACACAATGCTTTCTCAACTACCTGCTAATCAAAGACTTAGCGCATATCAAACTTCGCGCTAAAATCAAGATTCCGAGGTCCGGTCTGTTCCTGCCTCGTCGCTATCTGACCTCCGTGTTTGATTCACTGCATCTCGCTCGAAGGTCGCAATGTTCCCGGCGATTACCTCCCTGATTTCGTCCAGCATCAGCCGACCTTCGGAATTGATTTCCGCCGCAGACTTTCCCGCTACGCGCGGACCTAGCTCGACCTCCAGTTTCAACCGCAGCAGCAAATCCAATTTCTGACCAAGCAGCGCCAGCATTTCCTCGACGATGCTGCGGTCAATCGAGTCGCCTTCCTCGCGTCTGTTCTTGTTCCGCGCGAGCTTGATTTGCTCGCGCATCAAATCCGCTTTGAGGTCGGCCAGAGTCTTTGTCGCCGTGTCTTTGCCAATCAGTTTTTCGGCACAGAATTTTTGCCACGCGACCAGATTTTCTCTGCGACTTCCCGGCTCCTTTTTTGGCGCTTCGTTTGGATAGCGTGCGCGCGCCTCGTAAATCGCCTGCCGTGATAGTCCCAGTTCCTTTGATAGCGCAGAAATATCTTTCACCCATCCGTCGTCCGACTCTCCGCTATCGCTCTGATATTCCTCCAGAGCCTTTCTTTCGTTGGCCGTCAGCGTTTTTCCATCACGCAACTTGCGAACGATGTTACCAATGTTTGCGCGCTTAATCTTAGACGCATCGATGACATCCTGAGTCGCTGACTGGTCAGCTTTCATGCGGCTTAGACTCTACGCACTTCTTCGCGCAAAATGCAGGGCGTCGCATTATTCCATCTCACGTTGTGATGCAGTCTTTTGTGAACCGGGCCCATATCCTTTATCTTAACACACGACGGCGAATACATCACTGAGTAAAACGATTTAACATACGTTCCAGTTTTCAAATAGAGGTCCGTCATCCCGCCCGCGTTGCTCTGAGTTTGTTTTTGTGTCAGAGAAGCATTCGCAATCGTGAAGAACACTTTACCGCATCGACCTCCGTGCGTGTATAAATTCACGTCTTCGTTAATCCGTCCGTAAAACTGAAAAGGATTTTCAGCATCACAAACGAAGCTGTTCATGATTTTGCGATGCAGGCGAATTCGTTTCCCAAAACTTCCTGAGGCACCGCCGATGAAATCTCCACCCTGCGCCATCGCTATCGACGAGCATTTCGTGGCTTTAAGAAATTTAACCAGTGAATCGAAGACCTTATCCAGCGTCAGCACTGGTTTGGCGCAGTAGCGAAACTCAGAATCGAAACGATAATCGAATACCGTATAATCGTCATCCAACTGGATGAAATATCTTACGCCAATGCGCTTCGCGATTTCGAAAGAAGCATTGCGAGCATAGATGATTGCTCTGCGGTCATTGAAATTATCTCCCTCGTCGAATGTCGCAGCAATTTTTTGCTTAGAAAAGACCTGAACTTGGTCGCCATATTCCTTCCGGTACTCGTCTCCTTTTTTGTCCTCATCATCGATGACGATTACTACCCTTCCAGTGTACCCGCATCGCTTCAGGGTATTGACAGTATAAACGCGGTCCGGCCTACCGTGCGTCAGAATGAACGCAGCAAAATCAGTTTCCTTCATTGCCATCGTAGTCTTGCGCGAACGCTTCCTTGATTTCGTCCGTCATCACGACAAAGCCTTCCTCAATCGCCTTGTCGAAATCGATTATGACTAGAGCCGATTGTTCCATCAGTCTTTGAATCTCTGGCGACGCATGAGAATAGAACTCAGCAATTTTTCGGAAGTCGAAAACCGTGTGCCGTTCTGCCGCCGCGTTCAGGAACTTTTCCAATTCAGGGTCCGTCAGCTTCGCAGCTTTGATTCTGTCTTTCAGGCTGTTGGTTTTTGTTTCGTCATACAAAGACGCAACGGGCGGATTTTCTCCTTTCGGACTATAAACCGGCGCTTCGACCTTTCGCGTGTAAGTCTCATCCTCCGCACCGCCTAGCTCGCTTGCATCGATTCCCAGAGATGCCGGGTCCACGTGAGCCGCTGCCAGTTCCTCCATTTCCAGCCTGAGCATTTCCTCATCCCATCCGCCGCCAATTTCGGACAGTTTGTTATCGGCGATGATGTACGCACGCATCTGGATGTCCGTCAGATGGTCGAGCCTGACGCACGGCAGTTTTTCGATGCCCAATTTGCGCGCGGCCAAAACCCGTCCGTGACCAGCAACAATCGTTGGAGGTTTCCCACGCACGGCGATTGGCGCGTTGAAACCAAACTCTCGAATCGAGCCAGCAATCAACGCGACCTGCTCATCTCTGTGCCGCTTCGCGTTCCTCGCGTAAGGGATTAACTCAGTCGTTTCGACGTATTCGACTGCCAATTTTGACGAAATCATTTTGTCACCTTTATCGTTTTGGCAGAATGCGATTTTTTAAGGCAGGCCGGGGGAACCAGATCGGAAG